CAAAGGAGTTGTGTCACTATGCCAAAGCGCCAATCAAAGTCCTTCGTTCATGCAGGTACGTATACCAATCGGTATGACGGATCTGTAGACGAAAAGACTGCGAAAACGTCCTATGTCAACGATTCTTTGTTGCTAGGACTTAATGGGCACTATGGTTATCCTGATTTCCCTCCCGACAGAGATGTCGGGGGTGCCTTTTCCTTACTTACCTCTCGAGGTTCGTATGGTGGGGCAGGAGTCGGGACTGTACACGGTCAAGGCGCTTATGCGAAACATGAATATACAGGTTCTGTGTATTCTGATTCGTTTGAGATAAGTCCACCTGCGGTGATCACAGATGGGTCATCGTGGGGCGCGACTGCGTACAATAGGATGAAGCCTACGAAGCCAGTTTTACCGGCGGCTAACGCATTTTACGAAATGCGAGAAGTGCCGGGAATGCTTCAACAGAAGCTTGCCAAATCCGGAATGAAGAATATAGGAAGTTACTTCCTAGCTCTAAAATTCGGCTGGCAACCTTTGCTATCTGATATTATTTCTATGGTTAACTTTCAACAGAAAGCCCAAAAGAAACTCAGATGGCTCCTAAGACACAACGGTAAGTCCGTGAAGACCCACTACGAAGTGGCATCTTCACCCTCTGATCCCGTCATCACTAGTGGTGACTTTGGGAATATGCAGCCCGGCTTTGTAGATTATTTCTATAGACGCCGGAACTGGAAGAGGATGGTGACAACATTCGACAAGATCTGGGCTACTGCTCAGTTCAAGTTCTGGTTGCCACCTGGACCGAAGGACGTAACACTCGGAACGTCGGTTGGACGCAGACTTTTTGGTCTGTATCCTTCTCCTCAATTCGTGTGGAATGCCCTTCCTTGGACATGGATGGCTGACTGGTTCTCCAATACAGGGGATTTGCTTGCAAATCTCGATACTGGAGTAGCCGATAAGTTAGCCGCGAACCATTTCTACGTTATGAGGCATATAGGGAAAACGTATGTTCATACGAACAACGCTACTCTATATGACTTAGACGATGATTTAGTTCCCATATCCGTCACCACGAATATCGAAAGCTCTTCTAAGAGCAGACTTCGTGGTGATCCCTTTGGTTGGGGTACCAATCCTAATACTTTGAATGGTACCCAGCTAGCTATAATGGGGGCACTAGGCTTGTCCAAATTATAGTCTACGCACTACCTAGCATGCGGGTTGCATGTGAGTAAAGCGTAAAATAATAGGAGCTTCTAGTGCTTGCAGATCCTCAAAGCGTTACCATTAATGCGGTTGCTACGTCTCTTCCGCGGACCAGTGTTGGTCCAACGACGAATACGTATACTTCCGCCGATGGTATCACGACTATGACCACGAAGCAGAATACTACTGCATCGAGGTTTCGTCGTGAAGTACGCCTGTCGCAACATAAGGTTGCGGCAGATCCGATTTCGGGCCTTAATAAGGACCTGGGCGTCAGTGTTTACTTCGTCGTTGACGAACCTAAACTTGGCGCTTATTCGGATGTCGAGATCGGCTATCTGATCGATGCACTCAAGACGTGGTTGACTTCGGCCAACTACAACAAGGTGCTCGGCGGAGAATTCTGATGAAAATCCTGAAGAATAGTTGTTACTATATTTTTCTTCAGATCATCAAGAATCTCTCCACTCGGCTTCTTCGGCGTAAATTGAAGAAGTTATCGGCGGATACTCCGCTGATTCCCGAGAGATAGTCCCCATCGTGGAGCTAAGCCTAGACGGTCCTGTTTCCCCCATCTAAATGGAGGTTACAGTGAAAAGACCGACCATGCTCGTCGAGGCCATCCTGCGTCAAGCAGAGATGGACCTAGACTTGTCCGTAGAACGCGACATCGTAGTGATACGACGTCGTTGTGAACACGAAGGGTTTTCGTTTTTAACGATCACCCTCCCCACTCTCTCTGATGCCCTCGAAAGAGGGCTTGAGAGTGGGCACTTCACGTGTCCGACATCATTTCGTCGGCACGGAGCTCTCCCCCATTTTTTAGGAGGTTTGCTCAAGTGTGTGTTCTCTTCGAGTGGTGAACTACTCGATGATGCTTGTCCAGAGGCTGTGAAGTTTCTGCGACAAATCTGCCGCTTCTTCAAGAAGCCTAAGATGGAATGTCTTCCCGAAGTTAATAGGGATGCCATTCAGCACTTCATCGATGTAGAAGGTGAGCTCCGCGGGATGACCTCTCACGTTGAGAGAAAGGATATTCTCCTTGATAAGATTTCCGGTATCATCTGGTCTCAGGTTTTTCCTGAGATTGATGGCCTCGATCTTATTTGTCATCACGGGCCTGGGTTCACTGCAGATAGGTTGCTCCCAAATGGGAGAAACCGAATCCGTAAGTGGAACCAGCGCTCCGAGCTCCTCTACCCCTCCGATTTGCATGCTTTCCCTAACTATGGGTTAGCCGCTGCGTTCGGATTAGATACGGGGAGAGGACAGTCTGACGAATTAGGACTTAAACATCTTGACTTGAAGGACGAAGAGTCCGTTCGAGTCGTTTTTGTCCCGAAAACGCAGACAGCACCTCGAGTTATTGCGATTGAACCATCCCATGTGCAATATATACAACAGTCTCTAAAAGACCATGTGTATAAAGTGCTGGAGGAACATCGCCTGACTAAACATTCTATACGCTTTACGCGTCAAGATGTTAATCAGAAACTCGCACACCGTGGTAGTATTGATAAACGTACAGCAACGCTGGACCTGAAAGATGCTTCTGACAGAGTGCACTTGCACTTAGTTCAGAGAATCTTCAAGACCTCAGGGCTTCTCGAGTATCTCGAGGATGCACGTTCATTACATGCCACGTTACCAGATGGTAGGAACGTTATTCTGTCCAAGTATGCTTCAATGGGTTCAGCTTTATGCTTTCCCGTTGAGGCAATGGTGTTTTACACCCTTGTACAGGTAGCGATGCACTACCAAGATGGTAGACATCCGAGTAGTTCGTCTATCGAGCGTTATAGCGCTATGATAGATATATACGGGGACGACATAATTGTTCCCGTAGATTACACGGACGCCGTCGTGAGTTACCTTGAAAGCTTCGCTCTAAAGGTAAACATCAACAAGTCGTTCAAGGAAGGAAACTTCCGCGAATCTTGTGGTGGGGATTACTTTAAAGGTGTAGCCGTTAATCCGGTTTATGCCCGTCAAGTACCCCATGATGACTCACGCAGCTGGGGACCAGAAACCGTAATGTCTTGGGTCGCTACCGCAAATCTCTTCTACATGAAGGGAATGTGGCATGTGGCTCAAGTAATACGGGATATGGTCTCTCGAGTTGTGAGACGCTCCATCCCAGTAAGCCATGTATTAGGCCCTGGAGTGGTCTTCTACAGCTTCTTTCAGAGTACTTCTCTCCGCTATAACGGAGATCTGCACTGCTGGGAGCAGAAGAGACTACAATACTATCCACTCAAAAGAAAGGATAATATCGATGGAGACGAACTCGCTTGCCTCAACAAATGGGCAAATCACACTACCTCTCGACAAAGTGGATGCTCGTACGACGCAAGTCGTCGAAATTCCTCTTTTTCTGCAGAAAGAAGTGAACATATTCACGGCAGAGACTCGTCTCTCCGTGATACATCACAGTCTTACTGCGAATGTCGATTGGGATGTGAAAGCCCAAGCGGTGACGCAGACGTCATTAGCTGCAGCTTTTGCGGTTTACCTTATTCACTGCCGTATGAAAGGATACGAGAGTATTCCTTTCGCGGAGTGGAGTCGGGACTGCAATTATGTAGCGAAGACGTTACTCGAGCGAAACCAGGCTTCTCGGCAGACTACTGCCTGACCGAAGAAGTCCAGTCTGATCCTCTACGTTACCTAGAAGGAAACGCAGAAGGATTGGATTTTCGTTCCAGTACGAAGCGCGGCAGCTTCAAGTCGAAATGCCGATGGGTTAGCCTAGCTGGCTAACGGCGACAAGTTCGCCCGGAGGGA